ACAAACTGTTGATTTTGAATTTACAGTTTCAGGTGGAGCAGTAACAGAAACATTTAGTTAAGAAATAGAAACGGGAGCAAAAAATGAAGTTACCAATTACAATTGAATATAACTCAGGCGAGCAAGCAACTTATATTGCCCAACCGCCTGAGTGGGCTAAATGGGAAAAGCAAACTGGTCATACCATAAGCCAAGCAAAAGAAAAACTTGGTATGTGGGATTTAATGTTTTTGGCTTATAACGCACATAAGCGAGAAGCAGCAGGAAAGCCAGTAAAAGGATTTGAAGTATGGATGGAAACTGTCGCTGATGTCATAGTCGGTGATGCAGACCCAAAAGCCATCCAGCAGGAAGCCTAAGCAGATTATTGGTTGAGTTGGCAATAGCCACACAAATTCCAATGAGTGAATGGGTTGATTCAGACGACATTTTGACAGCGATAGAAGTATTGGAGCAGAGGTATGGCAAGTGAAACAATCGCCTATAACAAAAAAGACCTACGCGACATTTACAAGGCTTTCAAACTTATGGATGAGCAAGCTACTGATGAAGCACGCCGTCAATCTGCTGCTCTGGCGTATTTTGCATCTGAGGAAATTAAACAAGCAGCTAGAGGTCGAACAAAGGCTGGCGCAGTTGCGCAAAGAGTCGCGGATGGCGTTAGCATCTCTAAGTCAAGCAAAATCGGTGAATTCAGTTATGGATTCGCACGCCAAAAGTTTTCAGGTGGTGCTACTACACAAACCCTATGGGGTGGCATTGAGTTTGGTTCAAATAAATTCAAACAGTTCCCTGCATATTCTGGAAGGTCGGGTCGTGGATCTCGCGGATGGTTCATTTATCCAACCCTTCGCAGAATTCAGCCTGAATTGATTAACAAGTGGGAACAAAGTTTTGATCGCATCATTAAGGAATGGGTTTAATGGCTACCGGTAATCGCACATTAAAATTATCAATCCTTGCTGATGTTGATGACTTAAAAAAGAAGTTAGGCGAAGCTGATAAAGCCGTTGAAACTAACTCAAGCAAGATTTCAGAGTTTGGAAAGAAGGCTGCTGCTGCATTTGCTGTAGCTGCTGCTGCTGCCGTTGCCTATGGCACTAAATTAGCCATTGATGGGGTCAAGGCTGCAATAGAGGATGAACAGGCACAGTTAAGGTTAGCCAATGCCTTAAGACAAGCCACAGGGGCTACTGATGCCCAAATAAGGGCAACTGAGGACATGATCCTAAAGACTTCTTTGGCAACTGGTGTTGCTGATGACAAATTGCGTCCGGCTATGCAGAGGTTGGCGGTAAGTACAAAATCAACTGAGGAAGCCCAAAAATTATTAACTCTTGCTTTAGATATTAGTGCTGCATCAGGTAAAGATTTAGAAACTGTTGCAAATGCTTTGGGTCGTGCTCAAGATGGAAATGTCACTTCACTTGGCAGATTAGGACTTGGCTTATCAAAGACAGAATTAGCCACATTAAGTTTCACAGAGGTTCAGGCAAAACTTGCTGAATTGTATGGTGGCGCAGCAGCTACAAATGCTGAAACCTTTCAAGGTAAAATCGATCGCTTAAAAGTTGGATTTGATGAAGCAAAGGAAAGTCTAGGCGTTGCATTATTGCCAGCAGTTGAGCAATTTATTACATTCTTAAACGATCAAGGTATTCCTACCCTTAATGCTTTTATTGCAGGATTAACTGGTGATAAAGGATTAAGTGCTAGCCTGACCGAAACTCAAAGGGGTGCTGAAAGTTTTGGAAAAGCGATTAACGTAGTAAGTGGAATTATTTCAGGATTTATTACATTTTTAAGAGAAGCAATTGGCTTAGTTGTATCTTTAGCAAATGAACTTATTAGAGTAGTTAATATAATTCCAGGAGTTAATATCGGGTCAATTCCAAACCCTGCTCCATCAGCTAGCAGATCATCAGTTCCAACAGTTCCAACTCCAAAAGGTGGATCAAACTTTACCTACGGATCAGGCAACCCGCTTTATTTAACTGTTAATGCTATTGATGGCGAGGGTGCTGCTAGAGCTGTTGCACAGACCTTAAATAGTCAAGCAGCTAGAAGTACGACTGCTCTCAGGGATAGATAATGACTGTTTTTACACCAGACTGGAAATTGACTGTCGGTGGGGTTGATTATACTGACATAACTATTGCCGATGTTCAGCATCAGGCAGGTCGCACAGATATTTACCAACAGCCACTTCCATCTTATTGCCAAGTAACTTTTATTGCATTAAATGGTCAAACATTAGATATAGACATAAATGATAGTTTTGATTTACAAGTTAAAGATAGTTCAGCAGCTTATGTGAGTTTATTTGGTGGCGAAATTACAGATGTAACTATTTCGGTTGGTGCTACTGGATCTAAGGCCACAGTTGTCGAATATACAGTTATTGCGATGGGTTCACTTGCTAAATTAACCAAAGAAATTTGGGATGACAACATTTCACAGGATGAGGATGGCGACCAGATTTATGGCATTTTGTCAAGTGTTTTATTAGGTACTTGGAATGATGTACCAGCAGCTTCTCAATGGTCAACTTATGATGCAACTGAAACTTGGACTAATGCAGTTAATTTAGGATTAGGCGATATTGACCAACCCGGCCTTTATACAATGACTGCTCAATCAATCACAGTAGATACTATTTACAACATTGTTTCAGATATTGCCAATTCAGCATTTGGTTATATTTATGAAGCAAACAATGGAAACATAGGTTATGCAGATGCAGACCACAGACAAAATTATTTATTAACTAATGGTTATGTTGAATTAGATGCAGGTCATGCTTTAGGTGCTGGCCTTTCCACAATTATGCGTTCAGCAGATGTTAGAAATGACATTTATATCAATTATGGCAATAACTTTAATTCACAGGTTACAGCTAGTGATGCCAACTCAATTGCTTTATATGGCTACAAAGCTGAAACCATCAATTCTAGGGTTCAGGGTGCAGTAGATGCTCAAGCTATCGCTGATCGCTATATCGACCAAAGAGCCTACCCACAGCCAGCATTTCAATCGATAACATTTCCAATCACTAACTCAGAAATTGACAATGCTGATCGTGATGACTTATTAGGCGTGTTTATGGGAATGCCGGTTGATATTAGAAATCTGCCTAGCCAAATATCAGGTGGCACATTTCAAGGATATGTTGAAGGCTGGTCATGGAGCACTCGATTTAATGAGCTGTTTTTAACAATCAATGTTTCACCGACCGCATTTAGCCAAGTGGCGATGCGTTGGAATACCACGCCAATAACAGAGGCTTGGAACACAATAGACCCAACATTGACTTGGGAGTACGCTACAATAGTAGCCTGATAGGAAAAGGATAAAATGCCAACTACTACAAACTTCGGATGGACAACACCAGCCGACACCGATCTTGTTAAAGATGGTGCTGCTGCAATTCGCACACTTGCAGGAAATATAGATACTTCATTGGTTGATCTTAAAGGTGGAACATCAGGTCAATATTTAACCAAAAATTCAAACACAGATTTAGATTATGCTTGGGTGGATTTATCTGCTGGTGGTATGACTTTATTATCAACTACGACTTTATCCGGTGGAACGACAACTATTTCGTCAATTTCTGGATCATATAACAATTTGTTTGTTACTGTTACAGGGGTAACACTTTCAACAGATGCGATAATCACTTGCAGAATAAATGGTTCATCAACTGGTCATTATCAAAACAGAACAGTAAGTTTAGGTTCAGCTTGGACTGAATATCAAAATTCTCCAATTTATTTAACCGGCGGTAGCAGTATAACAGCAGCAACTGGAAAAGTATCTTATGCAATTCAATTTTTTAATTATGCTTCTGCAACACATATTCCATTTTTAATAAATGGTTCATTTTCAAATACAGCAGATGGTTTTAGGTCAACTTTCATTGGTGGTGCTTATGAAACGACAAGTGCCATGACATCTTTATCATTTGTAACTGGCGCGGGAACTTTTTCCGCTGGAACTGTCAAAATATATGGAGTAAAATAATATGACTAAACCAATAATTCGCATTCACGATATTTCAACAAATGAAATAATTGACAGAGAAATGACTGTTGCTGAATTTAAGATTTACGAAGCAGATCAAGCAAATGAAGCAGCAAGAAAAGCTGAAATTGAAGCAAAGGCTGCCGAAAAACAAGCTATTGCAGATCGTCTTGGTTTAAGTCTTGATGAACTTAAATTGCTACTTGGCTAATGAAGCCTTGGTTATCTAAAGCTGCTGATACGCTTCGCGACCAAATAAATGAAACATGGATGGATCGCGATAAGCGCAGCGATGGGTGGATTGGTGATTCTAAACATGCATTACGAACAACCAAGTCGGATCACAACCCACGAACAAACGGAGAAGTTTGTGCGCTCGATATTGACGCTGGGCTTTCTAACGAACAAGGGATTGCTCATGCTTTGGCAGATCAGCTTCGACTCTCAGCAAAAAAAGATAAGCGTATATCTTACATAATTTTTAGCAGAAAAATATGCTCAAGAAAATCATTATGGCGTTGGGTTGCATATAAAGGCATAAACCCACATGATAAACATATCCATATCTCTTTTAAGCCAAACCAAACTGGCGAGAAGTTCGACATCCCACTACTGAAAGGCAACTAATGAAACTAACTAAAAAACACAAAGCAGCAATTAAGTCATATTTGAGAGCTGTAGCAGCTAGTGGAATAACAGTTGCTTTAGCAATAGTAGCTGACATTCATCCAGCTTATGCAACCTTGCTTGGTGCAGTTGTTGCTCCAATAGCAAAGGCGTTAGATCCAAAGTCCGGGAGCGAAGTAGATTATGGCCTTAGTGAAAAATGAGTCCAAACGAATG